GGAGGTGGCGGTGGAACGGGTATTTTTGGCCAAGGGGCAAATGGAATTGGTGGTGGAGTGGTTGTTGCAGGTGGAGGTGGGGGTTCTAGTGGAACTTCTGGATCAAATATTGTCGGTGTTAATACTGGTGGTCTTTATGGAGGCGGTGGTGGTTCTTGGGATGATGATGCACTTTCAAAGGGTGGGGATGGTACTGGCGGTGCAGTTAGAATTATCTGGGGTTCTGGGCGTTCTTATCCATCAACAAACACTGCTGATGTATAAAATTTGATTTTTGAAGTCATCTAAAGTATAATACATAATTAAAGGTAAATTAAATTCTTTATGAATTTTGTAAAACATGCACTTGAAAATGGTGGAAGTATTCATCCATTAATTATTCCATCCAATGAATTAAAGGGACCATCCATTACAAACCCATCAGTTTATCTTGACGGTGATAAGATATTAGTTAATCTGAGAAACATTAACTATACTTTGTATCATTCTGAAAAGAAAAAGTTTGAACACCATTGGGGTCCACTGGTTTATATTCATCCAGAAAATGACTGGAAATTAAGAACCTGGAACATCATGTGTGAGATGGATGATGATATGAGAATCAAGTCTTATCATCATATTGATACTTCTGATTTTCCAGAAAAAGAACTTTGGGAGTTTGTTGGTCTTGAAGATTGTAGAATTGTTCGTTGGGATGGGAAGTTATATGTTTGTGGTGTAAGAAGAGACCTGGACACAATTGGTACAGGTCGAATGGAGTTGTGTGAAATAGTTTTCACAGATAATGGGGTAAAGGAAATATCAAGAAATAGAATTCCCGTCCCTGGACATAAAGGTGATGAAGGATCATATTGTGAGAAAAATTGGATGCCAGTTGTTGATATGCCATACCATTTTGTCAAGTGGACAAACGGAACTGAAATGGTAAAATATGATATTAATACTGGAGAAACTACTCAGGTTGCTCTGACAAATTGGAAAGATTTGGGTTGTATCGATTTGCGTGGAGGTTCTCAAGTAATTCCTTTTGGCGAATATCGTTTTTGTTTAAATCATGAAACTTATCTATACCAAAGTCCGGCAGGAAGAAAGGACGGAACATATAGACATCGCTTCGTTGTTTGGGATAAAGATTGGAACATTGTCAAAGTATCTCCACAGTTTGATTTTCTTGGTGGGGAGATTGAGTTTGCAGTTGGTATGTGCGAATATAAAAATAGTTATTTGATTACTTTTGGATTTCAAGATAATGCTGCTTATCTTCTTAAGGTTAATAAAGATACAGTAAAAGATTTTATTTTTAGTTGATATGAATATTTCTGTTATTTGTGCCTGCAAAAACAGGTATGACTCTTTAAGACTTTCTCTTCAATCATGGTTACATTTTGAACAGATTAAAGAGATTATCATTGTTGATTGGAGCTCTGATGAACCAATTGATCATCTTACTGAAGTAGATGATAGAATAAAAGTGGTGAGAGTTGATGGTGAGGAATATTTTAATCTGGCTCAACCTTTAAATCTTGCAGCAAGTTTAGCAACTCAAGACTACATTGCAAAGTTTGATTGTGATTACATATTAAATCCTTATCTTAATTTTTTTGGACAGTTTCCAGTTGATGAAAATTCATTTATTTCTGGACTTTCTAAAGTTGAAGCAGTTGAATATTATAATGAACAGACCGGTTGTTATGATATCGATTTTTACAAAATGGATATCGGAGCAATCCGTGATTACGTTTTTACATATAATCCTTTGTTTAAGTTTTTGAAAGGTATTCTTTATGTGAGTAAAGAAAATTTTGATAAAGTTGGTGGATATGATGAATCAATTGAAACTTATGGATGGGAAGATACAAATATTTTATCTCGCCTAGAACTTCTTGGACTTGAGCATAGAACAATTAAATTTGATGGGTCCATAATCCACTTACCCCATCCAGACAGAAAAAGATTTGAAAATTGTAAAGACTACCTAGAGATAGAAGAATATTATCTACCAATTTTACAAGAACAATATGATTCTCCTGATGAAGTTCGGGGAAATTTAGATTATGTAATTGCAGAAAAATTGATACAAAAAAATAAGCATGAGCATTTTGAATTAAAAGAATTTTTTATTGAGAAAAAAATAAATTGGAAAATTGAAAATGTTGGTGTAAATAAGTTCTTTGCAAAAAAAGTTAAATCAAAATTAAAAGATTTGCCATCCGTATTTTATGTCACATTAGATGAGAGTATTGATAGACAAAAAAATATAGGAGCACAATTTTCTAAGTATGGAATTATTCCAAATCCAGTTATTTCAAAAAGATTCAGTGAGTCTAATGATGTTGTAACTGGTCCTTATGTTCATACTTTAAACGATGGTACAAAAGGATGTGCCGTATCTCATTTAAAATCTATAAAGGAGTGGTATAATAGTACAAATGAAGAGTATGGATTTTTCTGTGAAGATGATTTGAGTTTAGAGACAGTTGAATATTGGAACTTTACTTGGGGTGACTTTATAGAACGCTTGCCTGATGATTGGGAATGTGTTCAATTAATGTGTATCCGTGGAGAATTTGATAATCTTTGTTTAAGAAATAGGTATTGGGATGATTGGTCTGTCACGGCTTATATTATAAAAAGATCCCATGCCAAAAAACTTATTGATAGGCATATCAGAAAAGATTCATATCATCTTGAATGTGAGAACCCAGATGTTCAACCATTGATAGAGACGATTCTTTTCACTGGTAACGTTTATACTGTTCCATTATTTGTAGAAGATACGAAATTTCAATCTACATTTGAAGGAAATGATGGTGATGTAAAGGACGGTCAAAAGAAAAATCATTACTACACTCACAATCGTGTTCTGGAATTGTGGCAAAAAAACACTAAATCTATAGATGAAATTATGGCAAAAGCATTTACAGTTAAGGCAAAAATTCCTACTAAAAAGAAAAAAGTAGTTGATTGTTTTCCATACTTTAATGAAAAAGAAATTCTTGAACTGAGAATTAATCTTTTAAAAGATCATGTGGATAAGTTTGTAATTACTGATGCGAATCACACTCATAGTGGAATTCCAAAAGATTATACTCTTAAGAAGACAATAAAAGAACTTGGTCTTCCTGAAGATATTATTGAAGTTATTGAGGTTGACCTTTCTGATGCTGCATTAGGACCAGCAACCCCCTATGAAAAAGTTTGGGATAAAAATCCTGCCCGTGAATCACGGGAAAAGGTTCAAAGAAATGCTCTTGCAAAGTGCTTACAAACAAATAATTTTGATGAAGACACAATGTTTATTGTGTCTGACTGCGATGAAATTTTAAATCCAACGTACATTCCGATGCTGCGTGACTTGGTAATAAGTCATCCTAAGAATATTTTTAAAATTGATCTTGTTCATCTTGAGGGTAGTGCTGACATGAGAGCGTACCATAAAGATACTGGTGAACCTAGGGATTGGAGATTTTCTTTATTCCTTTGTACAAAAGAACAAGCATCTAATGTAGGATTTACCGAAGTTCGTGCAGATACATATAATCCTTATCCAATCGTTTGGCCATATGAAAATGGACAGATGATGAAAGGTTTGGGGTGGCACTTTAGTTGGATGGGTACAAACGAGAATAGACTGACAAAGGCAAAATCATTTTGTCATGCTGACCAGGTTATTGACTCATTATCTCATAAAAATTATGCAAGCAATGAGATGAAAAATTTCATGCTCAATTACACTAGAACTGAAGGTCAAGTTTGTCCATCGGGAATGAGTGACTTTATAATGAAGTTTTATCCTGTGCAGGATTTACCTCAGATTATTTTTGATTTACCAAGAGTAAAAGAGTTTCTATTACCGTTTGACGATACTTCAGATGACCAATCTGAGTTTGAAAATCTTTTGAAAGCGTTTTCTGAAGATGTTGAAAATGCAGAAAACAATTTTAATCTTGGACTATGGTATGAATCTAAAGGACATAATGCTCCTGCTCTTTCATATTATTTGCGTTGTGCAGAAAGGTCTGAAGACAAAGACCTTGCCTATGAAGCAATCATTCGTGGATCTTTTTGCTACTCAAAACAAGGAGAACGAGATGGAAGTTCAAGAGGAATGTTATTCCAAGCACAGGCATTTAGACCAGACAGACCAGAAGCATATTTTCTTCTAAGTCGATATGCAGAGCAGAGATCATGGTGGCAAGATTGTTATTTAAATGCTCATCTTGCTCTTTTGTACTGTGATTTTAATCAACCGCCACTAAGAACTGATGTTGAGTATCCTGGAAAGTATGGTCTTCTATTTGAAAAGGCTCTATCTGGTTGGTGGTGGGGAAAAGTTGATGAGTCAAAGGAAATTTTTATAGACCTGAAAAAAAATCATCAGATGAACTCACAATTTAATATTTTGGTTGATAACAATCTTAAACATATTGGTGTTAATTTGGATGAATTGAATGCTGAGATTGAGGCATCTAAAAGTGTGAAAGAAATACCAGTTATAGGTGTTCCAATTGTTAATGGTGTACATTGGTTGAGAAGATTAATCGACAGTGTTGATTATCCTGTCAAAGATCTTATTATCTTTAATAACAATGGTCGTGGACAAATCACTGAGGAATTGGAGAGTATTTGCCAGGAAAATCATAAGTTTATTAAGAACATTAAGGTTTGCCATCTTCCTTCAAACATTGGATGCTCTGGTGCATGGAATTTGATTATCAAATCTTATATGCTTGAACCTTATTGGATTATTGCTAGTCATGATGTTTGTTTCTCACCAGGGTTATTGAGAGAGATGGTTGAAAAATCTGAAGACCCAGAAATTGGAATGGTCGGATACTTTGATTTATTCTTACTCAAAGATTGGGTTGTTCAAAAAGTTGGACTCTTTGATGAAAATTTCTATCCCGCATATGTGGAGGATTGTGATTATCTAATACGTTTAGACAAAGCAAATGTCAAGAGGGAACCAATTAATACATCTTATCTACATGGAGATGGTGGATATAAAGAAGGTGGTTCACAAACTTCAAAAATAGAACCCGAACTTCACGATAAATTACATCACTCCAGAGTTTTAAACGAAGTTGATTACATAGCACACAAATGGGGTGAGTCTTGGGTGGTAATTATGGGTGATGATTGGGATTATCAACCTTGGGAATATCCTTTCAACAATCCTAATCTACCTGTTACTTATACAACTTATGATTTGGATTTTGTTCGTAAGAAGCATCTTGGATTTTAAGATTGACTTTTGGGATTTAAATTGCTATAATATAAATTATTTTAATTAAGACACTATGGAATTTATAGTTTATTCAAAAGAGGGTTGCCCATATTGTGTGAATGTGAAGCAAGTTTTAGAATTATCTAAATTAAATTTTAAAGTTCTTTCTCTGGATGAAAATTTTACCAGAGAAGAATTTTATGAAAAATTTGGTCATGGAACTACTTTTCCACAGGTTATTATGGATGGTAAAAATCTTGGTGGGTGTATAGATACGATTAAATATCTGAAGGAGAATTCTATTGTCTAATTTGCCGATAAATAAAAGTAACTACGATATCAATCGTGGGTTTGAATTTATTTTAAGGGGAGGTAAAAAACAAAAGCAACCTAAGGATTTCCATATAATATTTGAAAAGTTAATTTGTATATTTAAAAGAAAATTAACAGTATATTTTGAATTTTCTTTGGACATAAAAAAGTAGTAAACTTCCCATAAGGAGAGGAAAAATGGTAGCAGTAAGTTTAGTTTTTGGATCATTTTTAACTGTCTTATTTCTTATTGTGGGAGTTCTAACTGGATGGGTTGCTCGGGAGTATATGATGAATCACCAAGAAATTCCAAGATTTCATCCCGAAATGTATGATGAGAACGGAAATATTATCCCCGATGAAATTTTAGCAGTACGATTTGAAAACGATTATGACTACGACGACGAAACCGAAGACTAGTGCAAAGACAACAAAAAGGGTTGTTTCTGTTGGTAGTTTAAATCTACCGAACAATCCTTTTATTTTTGAAGTTCTACATCTTGTATCTAAACAAAAGACGAATGTAAAAAAAGTTGAAGTTCTTAAAAAATATGAAGAGCCTTCTTTGAAGGCTGTTCTTATTTGGAATTTTGATGAAAGTATTATCTCATTGCTTCCTGATGGTGAAGTTCCTTATTCTGGATATTCTGAACAGACATCGTATAGTGGAACTTTGACCACTAAAATTGACGAAGAAGTTCGTAAAATGCATGAGAACGGATCTTTTTCTCTTGGAAGTAGTGATGGTGATGGTAGAACAACTATTCGTAGAGAATGGAAGAACTTTTATCATTTCCTGAAAGGTGGTAATGATTCCCTGAGTAAAATTCGTAGAGAATCAATGTTCATTAATGTTCTAGAGGGTCTTCATCCTCTTGAAGCTGAGATTCTTTGTTTGATTAAAGATAAAAAACTACAGACGAAGTATAACGTCACAAAAGAAATTGTAAGTGAAGCTTACCCAGATATTCAGTGGGGTAACAGAAGTTAAATTATTTTTGGAGATTATAATTTTGGAGAAAAAATTAGTAAAAGAAAAGATGCCCCAAACAGAAGATTCGGCATCCAGTAGAGAAAAAAGTTTAGAAACTTGGAGTCCTCAAGAAAGAGAAACTTTTAGATCTCGTTATGGATGCGAGATTTTAAAACACAATTGCACATTAGAAGAAGCGAAGGACAAGCAAGTTCCTAATGACGCTTATATTGTAACCTATGTTCATAACGGTAAGGTCTGTTATGATTTAACTAGGTCATCAAAGAGAGTTAATATTTTTGATATGTATTATGATAATTTAGGTGATGTGATTAAGAGTATTGATTGGGGATACGGTAGAATAAGTCCAAAGATTTGGGGATGCGAACCCCCCAAATCAAAAAAGAGAAAATAATTACCCAGATGCCCGGAAAAATTTTCGGGTATTTTTTTGCCCTTTAAGATTTTTTAAAATTGTAACATATGTTACAAAATTATTTGACTATATACCTTGACTAGGGGTATAATTCCCCTAACGTTCATCCCATATGGGACGGAAGTAAGCCGACTCGGAACGGATCGTTCATTCGCTATTCGCAAATAGCGAACGCAAAAGCCGACTGAAGGAACGCTCTTTAACCTAAAAAACTAAGGAGAAAACCTAATGTCAAAAGTTGTTTATAGAGGGTGCTCATACGACACCGAAGATGCAAAGAAAGAGTATGTTTCTTGGTATAACAGGACTCATGCCCCTGCTCATCCTCAAAATACATATAGAGGATTAGCATACCGTCCTTGCAATAATAGCGAGGTGGCAAAATGAATACTTACTTCGTTCGTTATCTTAAGAAAAAAGCAAAGAAAGAAAAACTTCTCCATATTGCACAAATTAATATGGCAAAACAACCACAAGTTGCTTAATAAACCAGGGGGGATTGACTTCCCCCCTTTTTTTATGTAAAATGACTGAAGAGAACTATAAAGTATGGACAAAGACAAATTAAAACTTATTGTCCGTAATCTAGAGTTGCTTGTAGATTCTTTAAAGGCAGAAATTTATTCTGATGTTAATGCTTATAAGGCACCCAAACAAGGAATAACAGATTACGACGAAATTTTTGAAGATGATGACGGTTATGCAGACTGATAGAGCAAAAAAACTTATTAGGTTGTTGAACAGATTGCTCAAACAAGAGCATTTATACAGTGATGAAGAACTAAAGAAGATTAAAGCACAATTACGAGTTGTAAAAGAAGAACTCGCAGATATTGAAGCAAAAACATCAAAAGGATTTGGAAAAAAATGACAGTAAAACTTATTTCAATTACTCCAGATGCAGAGCAGACAATGGCATACGTTGCTAGAGTGTCTAATCCTAGTAACCAGGATAATGAGAACTATGCAGGGCTATTGCGTTATTGCATTAAGCATAATCATTGGTCTGTGTTTGAACAATCTTTTATGACTCTTGAGATTGAAACTACAAGAGGAATTGCTGCTCAAATTTTGCGTCATAGGTCTTTCACATACCAGGAATTTTCGCAACGTTATGCAGATACGAATCTTCTAATGGATCATATTCCTATTCCAGATTTGCGTAGGCAGGATACAAAGAACCGCCAAAATTCTATTGATGACCTTGGTGATTATGTGAAACTTGGATTGCAAGGAGAAATCGCAGCACATTTTAAGGCATCCATGAACCTCTACAATCGTCTCCTAGAAAAGGGAGTGGCAAAGGAGTGTGCAAGGTTTGTACTGCCCCTGGCAACGCCTACACGCATCTATATGAGTGGTTCCTGTCGTAGTTGGATTCACTACATTAATCTTCGTTCGGCAAACGGAACTCAAAAAGAACACATGGATATTGCTCTGGAATGTAAGAAAGTATTTACCGAACAATTTCCATCAGTGGCAGAAGCCCTGGAATGGGTCTAAATAAATTATCTTGAATTCGTAACTTATGGCAACTTATCCCGTAGTGAATAAAGTCACTGGTGAACAGAAAGAAGTGGAGATGAGCATCCACGACTGGGATCAGTGGAAAAATGATAATCCCGAATGGATTCGTGATTGGTCTGATCCTTCTACTTGCCCTTCTCCAGGAGAAGTTGGTGAGTGGAAAGATAAACTGGTTGCAAGAAATCCTGGTTGGAACGATGTCCTAGGTCGTGCCGCCAAAATGCCCGGTTCAAAAGTTAAAAAAATCTAAACACTTATGGCAAGAAGAAAAAGAGGTACTGTCGATCAACCAATTGGTGTTGGTCTAACTGCAAAGCAAATGAAGCGTAAAAAACCGCTAAGTAGTGATTTTTTGGTTGATATTGAACCACTTACTGAAAATCAACAAAAACTCTATAATTCATATAGTAAGGGAAAGCATATCGTTGCTTATGGTTGCGCTGGAACAGGAAAAACATTTATCACTCTCTATAATGCTCTTTGTGATGTTCTTGAGGAAAGAACTCCTTATGAGAGAGTTTATATTGTCCGTTCCTTAGTTGCTACAAGAGAAATTGGTTTTCTTCCTGGAACACATGACGATAAAGCAGATATTTACCAGATTCCTTATAAGAATATGGTGAAGTATATGTTTCAGATGCCTACGGACTCTGAATTTGAAATGCTTTATGGTAATTTGAAGGCACAGGAAACAATTAAGTTTTGGAGTACTTCTTTCCTTCGTGGAACTACACTTGATAATTCAATCATTATTGTTGATGAATTTCAAAACCTCAATTTCCACGAATTAGATTCGATTATTACTCGTGTTGGTGAAAATACAAAAATCTGTTTCTGTGGGGATGCAACTCAATCCGACTTGCAGAAAACAAATGAAAGAAATGGAATCATAGATTTTATGTCCATCTTGCGTAAAATGCCTTCTTTTGATATAATTGAGTTTGGAGTCGATGATATTGTTCGTTCTGGACTTGTCAAAGAATATATTTTAGCAAAAATCGACGCAGGATTTTAATGTTCAAACATGTTGAATTGAATCTCCCTCTTCTTGAGAGAGAAACTATAGATGGTATTCGATATTATAAAGTTCCAGATGAAGAACAACTTCTGAAACTTGTATCAATTACTTCTGTTACAAGTCATAAAAACCGCCAGTTCTTTGCGGACTGGCGTAAAAGAGTTGGTGAAGAGCAGGCAGACAAAATTACCAGACAGGCAACCAGTCGTGGAACTGATATGCACCTTCTGGTTGAGCATCATATGAAGAATGAGGATCTTCCGAAAGTTCAACCACTGTCAGAATTTTTATTTAAAATTGCGAAGAAGGATTTAAATCGTATAAATAATATTCATGCTCTTGAAGGTTCCTTATACAGCAAAGTTCTTGGAATAGCTGGAACCGTAGATTGTATTGCCGAGTTTGATGGCGAACTAGCGATAATCGATTTTAAAACATCTAAAAAACCAAAACCACGAGAGTGGATTGAACATTATTTTGTTCAGTGTATGGCATATGGTTGTATGCTCTACGAACTGACTGGTATTTCAGTTAAAAAACTTGTAATCATTATGGCATGTGAAAATGGAGAATCCGTTGTTTATGAAGAATATGACAAATCAAAGTACATCAAACTACTCACCGAATACATTAGAGAGTTTGTTAGACATAGACTGGAACTGTATGGAACCAAATAAAGAACTAGAACAAGCAATAGAGAGCAAGTTTTTAACTCCTTCCAAATTCGCTTTGGAAATTGAGAGTATTGTGGCGCTTGAAAAAATGAATTATATTGATGCAATTTGCCACTATTGTGAAATTAACTGTCTTGAAGTAGAATCTGTTACGAAACTAATTTCAAAACCTTTGAAAGAAAGATTAAAGTGGGACGCAACTCGTCTTAACTTTATGAAAAAAACTTCTAGGGCAAAACTTCCTCTGTAACATAAATACCTAAAAAGTATTGAAATAATGAAGCCTTATAGTCAATTTGTTTCAGAAGCTCAAAGTAGCAGAGAGCAGCAGTTTTTTAATGACATAAAAACAAGAGCAAAAAGACAGGGAGCAACTGACGTTGAATCTAATCTTATTGCTGCTCAAGGTGCCTTAGAAACAGGTTGGGGTAAAAGTCCAAGTGGTTCTTGGAATTATTTTGGACAAAAAGCAAGTTCAAACGAAAAAGGAACATCAAAAGGTACTTTTGAGTATGGTGCAAGTGGTAGATATAATACTTCAGCAAAATTTAAGGATTATGATAGTTTAGATTCTTCTATTGCTGATAGAATTAATAAGTGGAGCTATAAAACTAGAGGTTCTAAAGACGTTGAAGATGCTGCAACTAGACTGCAGATACCTGGAGGACAAAGAATTCCTGGATCAAAAGAAGTAAGTCATGGTGCGTATGCAACTTCTCCCATTTATGTAAGTTCAGTTTCTAGAATTGCCAGAGATTATGGAGGATCTAAAGTATCATCTCCATCACAAGTGAATTCATCTAAACCATATGCTGCAAAAAAAGGATCTCTTGATACTCCTTCACCTACGAGAGTTCTTGCTAAACTTAAAGGAAAATCAGGTGAGTTGAATAAAACAACAGGTAAATTTACTCAAAGAAAATGGTCTAATCCAGAAGGAACCAGATATAAAGCATACGGGGGAAAGTAACTCTTTATTTTTAATTATGTCACCATTTGAAACATATCAACATTATCTTTCGTTAAAGTCTCATTTTACAAATCCAAAATACGATTTCTTTAAGTACGGTGCGAAGACTCGTGCTAGTATGACTTCTTTCAATAAACGAAAGGACAAATACTGGTTTGAGAAAACTAGTCGCAAGTATTCTGATAAAGAAGTCGTAAATTTTTTAGTATCAAATTTTGTAGAGGCAGATAACCCACAGAACTTATGGATTGGAGAAATTATCAATTCTGGAGAAAGAACATACGCAGAGTGGATGAGAAGGCAGCAGAGTTTGACTTACTTATTCAAAGAGCAAAGCAACGAATTGTTCTCTCAGATAAAATTAGAGGATGCCTTGAATTGCTCCAAAGGTCATCCACCCGTTCTAAAAAGTTTCCTGGGCGGGAAGATTTCTCTTGAAACCTTAGTAATATATGATAAAATATTCCTGTTCGGGAATAAGTTCGATATGAAACTTTTAGACCCAGTGTGGGAAACCGTCAGTTTAAAAATTAAGAAGTATAATCCATTTCTAAATATTGATGTCTCCTATTTTAAAAAAATTTTAAGGGAAATTGTAAATGAGTAACTTTTTTGATTCTGATATTATTCAGGAAGAATTGAGAGAAATTAACAAGTTACAAGAGGAGATATACGGAAGTATTCTCAGTTTTGGTATGATGGACCGTGAAACAAAATTGGAGCATATTGAAAAACTACAGGTGCTTCTTGATAAGCAGCGTATAATGTATACA